ATGAAGCGCCTCGGATGGCGGCTCGCCGTCGTCGTCGCCCTGGCCCTCAGCGTCGTCCCGTTCACGGCCGCACCGGCCTCGGCGGCGCCCACGGTCCCGACCGCACCAACGGGCGTGGCCTGCACAGTCACGGAACTTCACCCGGAGTACTGCGCGGCGGTGCGGGTCATCGAGGGGGCTTGGGTCGTCCTGAAGATGGGCGAGGTCACCGGGATCGAGTTCGCCACGTTCCTCGACGCCATGGGCGGCCAGGAATCCATGTTCGGCGTGCTCGGCTCCGGTGGGGTGATCGACCCCGAATCGGTCGGGCTGTGCGTGTCGGGCCAACCATGTGCCGCTGACAACCTCCTCAAAGAGCGGGCCAAGTCGTTCCTGCTGCGGGCGGCGCAGGCGGCCAAGGAAGCAGAGAAGGCGGCCGCCCTGTGCGAGTCGTTGGGCTGGTGGCTGGAGTGCGCCCCGGACCCTCTGCCCAATGAATCGTTCTTCGCTCAGGGACCGATTCCCACGTGGGAAGGGTTCGCCACCACGGTCCCGGCCGGTGCCTGGACGGGTTGGACAAGCGGGCTGCCGCTCGGCGGCGGTGTGTTCATCACGGTCCCGGTGCCGGATCACTCGCTGTTCGTCGGCGGGAGTTCCTTCACGATGACGATGGCCCAGTGGGGCCTCGACGGCGACAACCCCGACATCAAGTGGGTGCGGGTCAACGTCACCTGGCAACGAGGTGCGGGGATCACGTCGGGACCGTGGACATCAGCCTCCACGAGCATCGAGGCCCGCTGTCAGTGGTGCGGGTCCGACGCTGGTAACACCGGCGCCACGAGCATGACCACCACCAGCCTCGACGCCGACGCCAAGACCCTCGGCCTCGGCTTCCGGATCTCGCACCGGGTCACCACGGGACTCCCGAACTACCGGGAAACCCTGTGGAAGCAGATCGGTGACGACGGCCAGGCCGCCACCAACCAGTCCAACTCGTTCCAGTGGACCCCCGCCGATCTCCTCGGGCACCTGTGGGTCAACACCGGCGTGTCCTACCTGGGCGGCTCCGAAGTGTTCATCCAAGGCTGGAACAGCATCTCCGAAGCGGACCTGATCGCCCACGGCGCCGCCCTGGTCGAAACCGAGGAGGTCCAGGGGCGGGCAAATCCGATCATCCCCCGGCCCGGCACCGAGGAACAGCCGACCCCGACAACCGAACTCGCTCCGGCGACAACAGCGGTCCCGGCCGTGCCCACCAGCCTCGTCCCCGAAGCGCCCCCGTCCGGTACCCACGAGGAACGCCAAACCGGGCTCCTCGAAAACCTCGTCAACGGTGTGGCGGGCGGCTTCAACTGGCTCGGCAACTTCCTCGGCGGGCTGCTCCGCTCGATCGTGGACATGATCCGCTGGCTGGGCGACATCTTCGGGTACTGGATCCGCTGGCTATGGGAACGCCTCGGCGGGCTCCTGCGGGCCATCCGTGACGCCATCAACAGCCTGGGCGACCTGATGGAACGTCTCCTCGGCTCGCTGATCGACGGCGTGCGGGGCCTCGGTGATCTCCTGTGGGAGATCGCCGTTGGGATCTGGAACCTGCCGGGCCTGATCGGTGAAGCAATCCTGAGCGGCCTGCACACCCTCCTCGATCTGCTGTTCGTCCCCGAGGCCATGCCGTCGTTCGCACCCTGCGGCGAGACGTTCCCGTGCAACTGGGTCGAGGAGGTCACCGGCGTGCTCGGCCAACTGCAAGCCGACGCCTCCGACCTGGGCGGCTGTGTCGCACCGGCAATCGGCTGGACCGAGTTCTCCGTCTCGTTCCCGCCGCCGCCGGGCTGTTCGGGCGGCAACGTCGGCGCCGCCGGTGCGAACGACGACGTGGCCGGTGACCTGTTCGGCTACCGAACCACCATCCGCACCGTGCTGATGCTCGCGCTCTGGTTCGGCTTCATCCGCAAGATGCTCGGCCTCGCACCCTGGTCCCGTGAGGGCGACATGCCGATTTCAGAAGGGGCGGTCCTGTGATCCTCGACGCACTTTTCTCGCTGATCGAAACGGTCGTCAACGGCGTGCTCGGACTGCTTCCCTCGGTCCCGGCTCCGGACATGTCGGGGTGGGTGAGTGGCCTCGCTCCGATCTGGACGCACGCGGCGTGGCTGAACAAGTACGTCCCGCTCGACCAGGCGGCGATCATGCTCGGCGTGCTCGTCGGGGCCTGGGTCGTGCTCTATACGGTGCGTTTCACGATCTGGTGTCTGACCAAGGTCTACGCACTCGGCGGTGACTGACCGCCTAAATAGGTGAGAGCGGGGGTTGCAGCCCCCGCCCTCTGTCGCCCTAGCGAAAGGTAGAAAACTAGGTGACGATCATCAACGCTACACCTGGCCTGTCCGAAGTCAACGACACCGGTACAGACCGTGCATTATGGGCGTTCGATCCGCATATTCCCTGCTCAGGGGACTCGGGGACCTCGGAACCTCAGCGTTCCGTCAAGTGCCCGTCCGAGGCTCCGGCTAACCCTGACCCTGTTCGGCAGTCCCGTAGAGCACTCCGCTATTTGGCCCGTTACCGTGCCCGCCATTTCACGAATATCAAGCGCATTGCTGGCTGCGGACGTTGGCTTAATGGATCCGCCAACGGTGTGGTGATTGCGAGGCTCAACGAGGGTGTGGCGCACTTCTCGGGCCTCCAATCCTGTGGGTCGGTGTGGTCGTGCCCGGCGTGTGCTGCGAAGATCCGCCAGGCTAGAGCCGATGAGCTAGAGGGCGCCATCGCTGAGTGGTTGCGCCGTGGCGGCGGCGTCGAGTTCGTGACGCTGACGGTTCCCCACGGTGAGCGGGATCAGCTGCGTGCGACGTTCGACATGGTCGCCGACGGCTGGCGGGTCGGGATCCTCGGCGGTCGTCGGTTCCGTGATGATCGCAAGGCGTGGGGCATCGAGGCGTGGTGCCGCACCATCGAGGTGACGCTTGGCCGCAACGGCTGGCACCCGCACATTCACGCGCTGTTGTTCACGGATCGACCGTGGACCCCGCGCGAGCGTGCCCTGCGCGGCGGCCGGCTGTACGTGCGTTGGGCGGCGTGGGTGCAGCGCGAGACGGGCCGGGTGTGCTCGCGTGACGCGTTCGTGATCACTGGCGGCGCGCTGGGCGCTGGGCGGTACGTGACCAAGGTGCAGGAGTCGGCTGCGTGGGGTCTCGGTATGGAGTTCACCCGCGGCGATCTGAAGACGGGGCGGGTGAAGAGCGTGACTCCGTTCGAGTTGATCGCCCCCGCGGCCGATGGCGAGGCCTGGGCGATGCATCGCTGGTGGGAGTGGGAGGAAGCGACGCGAGGACGGTTCTGCATGACGTGGAGTCGTGGGGCTCGTGCGGTGCTGGGGCTCGATGGCGAGGAGGCCACGGATCAGGAGTTGGCCGAGGCCGAGGTGGGCGGCGAGGACGTGCTGACGATCCCCGGCGAGGTGTGGGCGCGTGTCGCTGCGACCTTCGGCGCTGAGTCATCCCTGCTCACAGCGCTGGAGCAGGGCGGGCACCTCGGGGCGAGCAGGTTCCTCGCCTGGGTGCTCCGCCCCGCTCCCCCTCCCTAGAACAACGACCGCTGCACGGCGTGGGCACGCCGGTAGTGGTTGCTGAGGACTCTCCCGTCCTTCTTTCGCCGGGTGATCCGGTGGGCCAAGCCCAAGTGCACGAGAGCGTCCAGAGGGGCGCTTACGTCCGCGTCATGGCACGGTGCGCAGAGCCCGCGCTTGGCCCGGTGTCGCACCTCGGCCATGACCTCGTGGGTGTTGAGCGTGTCGGGCTCGGCCAGGTCGAGCAGCTGCAGGATCGTCTCCCGCAGCTGCTCGGCCTTCGTCATCGGCCACCCCACTCGACGCCGGCAAGCGCCGCCAGCACCTCGGCGTCGAGGTCACGGAACCAACGAGCCTCGACCACCTCAGCGCCGCCCTGGACGTGGCGGACCAACTGCTCGTGCTCAAGCCGAGCCTCGGTGTCGTTCTCCAGATCCACCGTCAGAACCATCGTGTAGAGCATCATTCCTCCAGGTCAGCGAGGGGGACCACCCCCCTCGCTGGCTTGCCAGCGACGGCACCGCCCGGCGCGCGGGCGCTGTCAAGGTGGCGTGCGTCATGCCCGCCCTTTGGGTGTGACGCACGGCAGGTTGACGGCTCCGTGAGCGCCACCCCGAGCAGCTGCGATCGGCTCGCTCTGATCGTCCGGCAGGAGGCGAGAACCCCCGCCCCGGCGAGCGCCCCCCTTGATGACATGCGAACAGTGTTTCCGGGTGTCTGGCCTGGAGGACATATCGACGCGTGTCGATGTATGGTTCAGGGAACCAAACAGGTCGATAGCGTCCGGGGATGGCTGAGGGTGACGATCGGTGGACGAGACGGGGCCACGAGTGGGGCTGGGACCTTGAACCCGACGGCCCTCCTTCGCTCCCCCGTTGGGAGCAGGTGGTGCGAACGGGGATCAGGTGGAGTTGGGTGGTCGTGCTCGTGGCCCTGGTGGTGAAGGTGCTCATTGGCTGATTAGGCCAAAACGACAATTCTTGCCCTGGTCCTTGACTTCCTAAACTACATCGGGCAGATTTGCGCCCAAGTCCGAAGAAGCGGACCCCCCGGTTGCAGCCGGGATACGAAAGGTAGAGGCCATGACCCTCTCTGGTCTGGTGTTGATCGGCACCCTTCAGGGCGTCGAGCAGGTGCGCTACGGCGCTTCGCATGAGAAGGCGGGTGAGCCCGTCCCCGGCTTCTACCGGGCGACGGTCGCCATCGGTGAAGCCTGGGACGGCTCCTCGATGCTGCGGCAGCTGTCGTTCAACGCGACAGAGCACGAGACGGGCGAGGCGACCCGCTTCGCTGAGGCCATCGAGAAGGTGCCGGACGGTACCCGCGTGGCCATCGGCGTAAGCACCCGGCTCCCCCGTGCCGGGCGCAAGTACGTCGAACTCGATCCTCGCTACGTCGTGGTGCTCCCCGATGAGGCCCGCGGCGAGGCGTCGGCTGCGTGATGACGTGGGCGCAGCTGATCAAGGTCGTCGTGAAGATGACGGCCGTCGCTCTCGACCAGGCGCACGGCTTCGCCGTGGCGCTGTGGTCCTGGCTCTGACCGTGGCCCCTGTGGCGCTCGCCGGTGCGGCCTCGGCTGAGCCGACGACGACGACAACGACGGCCGCTCCCACGCAGGTCGATTGGGAGCCTCTGCTCCAAGACGAGGGCGTCACCGCTCTCGGGATCTTCGTGGCCTTCGGTGTTGGCGCCATGGCCGGCCAGGCCCTTTGGGGTCGGCCATGAACGTCGACCTTGCCACGATGCTCCTCCCGGCGATCGTCGCCTCCGCCGGGGTTCGTTTCCTGTTCGCCACGCTCCGATCGTTGGCCCGATGACCTCGGCCGCCATCGTCGGAGCCTTCTTCGCAGGGCTCGGAGTGTCCGCAATCGCATCGCTGATTGCTGCCGCTGTCGGCTCTAGCTCCTCATAGGAGGAGGTGATTTACATGAACAAGTTCCACAAGGCCAACGTTGCGCTCGGCGTGGTGCTGTGCTCGGTCCTCGGCTTCGCCGGTGTCGCCGGTGCCACCACTCCCGCGCAGGACGTCACCGCCATGGCGACCGATGCGGCCGCCGACCTCACGCCGATCATCCTCGGCGTGGGCGGTGCCCTGGTCGCCGTTGCGGTCATCCGGTTCGGCGTGCGCTGGGTCCTCTCGTCCATCGGACGAGGCGGCCGGGCCTAGTCCCACCACCCGGTGAACGGGGCGCCCCTGTCCTCCTGCTCGACCAGGGGTCCAGGGGCGCCCCGTGCCGGTTCTAACCATCCTCCCTCGCTGCGATGAGGTCCAGCCATGCGCCGATCGTCCGCCCACCAGAACCCGCCCACCATCGTGCTGCAGGCCCCCACGGACCCCGGCGGCGCCCGCTACCTCCCCAAGTCGAAGACCAGGGCGGCGAAGTTCGCGCGCTCCCCGTTCTCCATTCGTGCGTTCGTCGGCGCCAACGGTGGCGGCAAGACGCTGGCCATCGTGGAGATGTGCGTGCTGCCGTCGTGGGAAGCGGGCCGGCTCGTCGTGTCGAACATGACCCTGTACCCGGAGCGGGTCGGCTACTCGGCCGACCTGTACAAGCCGCTCGGGTCGTGGCGTGAGATCGTCACGATGGGCCGCTGCATGGATGCGGCGCAATGCCCGCCCGGCGAGTGCGTCCACTCCTCGACGCAGGGCCGTGGTGCGCTCCTGATCTTGGACGAGGCGTCGGCGGCGCTCCCGTCCCGCCAGTCGGGGGCCGTGCCGCCGCAACTCGTGCGAGTCCTGAACCAACTCCGCAAGCGTGACGTTGAGTTGGTGTGGTCGGCCCCGGCCTACCAGCGAATGGATCTGGCGGTGCGTGAGACGACGCAGGCCGTGACGGTCTGCACCGGGCTCCTGCCGGACAAGTACCGGCGGGCCGTCGCCCCCGGGGACCGGCGCTGGTTCCCGCCGAAGGCGAAAGACGAGGACGGCCAGCCGATCCTGCTGGAGCGGGGCTGGGCACCGAACCGGCTGTTTCAGTGGGTGACCTACGAGGCCATGTCCTACGACGAATTCACCCTCGGCAAGACGGCGCAACTGCGGCCCAAGTCGAAGCGCTCCTACTGGCGAACCCGCCACCAGGCGATGCACGCCTACGGCACTACCGAAGGCGTGGACCTTCTCGACCATCTCACCGACTCGGGTGCCTGCATGGATTGCGGACTCCCCCGCAAGCGGCAGAACTGCTCGTGTGGGGTGTCACACGGGGCGCCGTCGCCGGGCGCCCCGGCGCCCAAGACGGTGACCGCTGACGTTCCGCCGGTCGTTCTGAACCGTGCCGGGATCCCGCACCTAGCGGACAGCAGGCGCTGA